TGTATCACAACAACGTCAAGGACAAATATCTAATAGAGAAACTGTAGGTGGTGTTGAAAGAGCTGTTAATCAATCAAGTCATATTACTGAACATTGGTTTATGCAACATGAGAATGTTAAGTTAAGGGTATTAACTGCATTTCTAGAAACTGCTAAAATAGCCCTCAAAGGTAAAAACCCTAAAGTACAGTATATATTAGATGATCAAACTATACAAACTTTAAATGTTGATGGTGATGTATTCTGTGAAGCTGATTATGGTGTTGTAGCAACTAACTCTAGTAAGACACAAGAGATGGAGCAAACTATAAAAGGTTATGCACAATCATTCTTACAGAATGGTGGTAATTTATCTACTATAATGGATATTTATTTTAGCCCTTCATTAGCTGATATGAGACGTAAGATTGAAATTGCCGAAGATGATTTACATCAAAAGAATTCAGAAGCTTCTCAACAACAAGCTAAACTTGCTGAACAACAACAAGCTCAAGAATTACAACTTGAACAAGCTAAAATGAAACTTGAAGACACTATTAATATTAGAGATAATGAAACTAAGTTGCAAATAGCTCAAATGTCACAAGAAGGTTTAGATACTGATTTAAATAATGATGGTGATAGTTTAGATGCTGAAAAACTTAATTTAGAAGAAAGAAAGTTTCAAGATGATAGAACTAATTCAAGTAATGACCTAATGGTTAAAATAAAGTCTTTACAAAACGATATGGAGAAACATAGAGATAATGTAAAGTTAAAGGAAAAACAACTTAAAAAGGCAGCTAATAAGCCGTCTAAATAAAGCTATATGAGTTCTATATATAATTTGACTTTAACTAAAAAAGTTATTATATTGAGTGCTCGTTATAAAATTTGGGAGAAATATGGACGATGACAATTTAGAAATGGATCTTTTTGGAGATCAAGGATTAGAATTAAACCTTGATGGATTAGAAGATTTTCAAGATAACTCAGAAGCACAAAATGATGCTGATGATGATTCGCAAGAATCAAATGATGAACAAAATAACCAAAGTGAGGATCAGGATTCTGATTCAGAGAGCGTAGCTGAGGAAGATGACCAGGATGAAGGTAGTGAGGGTAATGATTCTCCCAACTTATTTTCTTCTGTAGCTAGTGTTCTTCAAGAACAAGGCTTACTACCTTCTCTGGATATCGCTAAAAATAAAATAGAAAGTGTTGATGATTTAGCAAATGCTATGAAAGCAGAGGCTGAGAACTTAGCAAAATCTACAATTATTGATAAAATTGGGGAGGAGGGTTATGAGTATATTAATAAAGGAATCTCTGTAGATGAATATAATGCATATAGAGCTACGGCAGATGCTCTAAATAGTATTACAGAAGATTCTTTATCTAATGATATTGAATTAAGTAAGAAAGTAATCTTTCAAGATTATATCAATAATAATATAAGTGAAAGTAAAGCATCTAAATTAATAGAACGTCTTTCTGATTTAGGAGATGATAGTATTATAGAGGATGCTATAGAATCTTTAACAAACGTAAAAAGTTTTAATAAAGCTACTTTAGACCAACAAGCTGAAGCTATTGCTGCGGAAAATGCTTTAATAATACAACAACAACAAGCTGTTGAAAAACAATTAAAAGATTCTGTTTATAATACAAAAGAATTAATCAAAGGACAATCTATTAATAAAGGCTTTCAAGATAAAGTCTATAATAGTATGACTAAAATAGTTGGTAAATCTCCAACAGGTGAATCTGAGAACGCATTAATGAAACAGCGAAGAGAAGATCCAGTAGATTTTGATACTAAGTTATATTATGTTTATGAGATGACCAAAGGATTTAAAGATTTTTCTAAATTTACAGCATCAGCTAAATCTAGTGCTATACAAGATATGGAAAGAGCTTTAAGAAACAATAGTATAAATAACGCAGAAGCACCTTCTTATTTACAAGATGGTGAAAGTTACAGCGATGGTCTAGGGGCTGAATTACATTTTGGTAATTAAATAACTAGAGAATAAATAAACTAAATATAAATTATGAGTGTAGGTAAATTCGTTGTCACAAAGGGTAAACACTGGTCGGGGCTAACATTAAAAAACCATATTGGGGCTATTTTTGGAAGTAGACCGCAGTTGGCATCAAAGGTAACTACTGTATTACTTCAATCCGCAGGAATGAAAAATTTAGATACTTCGTTATCTTTATTTCCTGAGAAAGTATTAGAATCAAGCGATGATTTCGTTTGGAAGTTAGTTGGAAGTGATGAAAGAAATATTCCATTAACTGAGGCACGTTATAACGGAGCTGTTGTTACTGATGGTGACACAGGAATTGGAGCAGGTAGAACAACATTTGAACTAGTATTCGCTGAAAAGTGGTTTACTAAGGTTCATGTAATTTCTGGTATTCATCCAGATATCTATCAAATTAGAATTTTAGAAGAGCCTGTTGCAGAAGCTCCTAATAGATATGTATACACATGTGAAGCATGGGGTGGACAAGAATCATTAGCGGGCATTCCTGGTTCTGAATTAGTAGCAAACAATAGATTCTCTATTGAATCTGCTTATGTTGAAGACGAACTTTCTATTGAAGGTGCTGGAATTCAATTTACATCTCCTTACTTAATGAGAAATAGTGTTTCTAACTTACGTTTTGAACATAAAGTTTCTGGAGCAATGATTGATTGTAAAGTTGAACCAGTTTATTTTGCAGGTATTGAGACAAGAGATCCTAATAGCGGTAAAGTACATTCATCTAATACATGGATGCAAGAAGTACACTGGCAGTTTGAAAAAGCATTATCTAGAATTAAATCTAGAACATTAATGTTTGGTAAAACAAATCGTGCTGAAAATGGTGGATTCTTAAACAAAGGAAAATCAAATATTGAAATTAAAGCAGGTTCTGGAATTAGAGAACAAATCGAAGTAAGTAATACTACTTATTACAATAGATTCTCAATTAGATTACTAGAAGATATGCTTTATGAGTTATCTGAAGGTAAACTAGATTTCTCAGAACGTAAATTTATGTTGCGTACAGGAGAAAGAGGTGCGGCACAATTTCACAGAGCTGTAACTGCTGAAGCTTCAGGATGGATTAATTTAACGCAAAATAATCCTGCTGTAACGCAAAAGGTTAGTTCTAAGTTTCATTCAAATGCATTTAAAACTGGATTCCAATTCACTGAATGGACAGCACCTAATAATGTAAGTGTGTCTATCGAGGTTGATCCTATGTATGATGATAAAGTAAGAAATAAGTTATTACATCCAGATGGAGGTGTAGCTGAATCTTACAGATATGATATTTTATATATTGGATCTAGCGATGAACCAAATATCCAAAAGATTAAAGTTCGTGGTGAAGATGAATTAAGAGGTTATAAAGCTGGTATTAGAGATCCGTTTACGGGTCGTAGAGGTGGAGTTATGAATCATATGGAAGATTCTGCTGTTATTACAGCAATGTGTATGACTGGAGCGATGGTAAAAGATCCTTCTAGAACTGCAACATTAATCCCTTCAATATTAGGATAGTATATTAAAGACTTAATAGGGGTGTGTCTTAAACACCCCTTTTTTTACAAATAAAATTTTAACAATGGGAGTAGTTAAAGAAAAAAGTTTTACATTACCAGATACAAAAGTAACAGTTAAATATATTAAAAGACGTAAGGGAATGGCAGCAGGTGAGCATATCACCAATGATCATGTTATTTCAGGAGGAATGTTAATTAATTCCACTAAGCGTTTTACAGTACCACTACAACGTAATGGAGGATTGGCTAATATATTAACTAAAGAAGAAAAAGATTATTTAGAAGGTTCTGATGCATTAAGAGGTGCTAATTTATCTATCTATAGTGATTTTTGGAGAGACTTTTATGTTACACTTAGAAAAGAAGATAATGTATTTGATATGAGTAGACCAATGGAGTTTATTCAAGTTAAATTATTAAAAGCTTTAAAAGATCATGTAGCACCTTCATGGGCACAACGAAATGACAAGCAAAGTTATCAGTTTGTTATAGTTGCTGAAGGAGAAGAGTTTAAAGAGACTAAGAGAAAGTACGATGCTAAGAAAGAAGCCTTTAAACTATATGGTAAAGTAGAAGATGATAAAGAACAATTACTTGGAATCTTAAAGTTAATCACTAATAAACCTTTATCAAAAGGTTCTAAATTAGATTGGATTCAAGGTCAAGTTGAAGAGTTTATTGATAATTCACCAAGAAAATTTGTTGAGTTAGTTAAAGACACTTCATTTAATACTAAGATTTTAATTCATAGAGGGGTTGATGCTGGTGTTATACTGAAAAGATCTAATAAATACAGTACTGTAGATGGTTTATCATTATGCGAGGCAGATGAAAATCCAACTTTTGATAATGCTGTTAAGTATTTAGATAATGATAGAAATCAAGAAGTTAGATCTTTAGTGGAAGCTAAAATTAAAAACGCTGAATAATAGATGACTACTACAGAATTTTCAAATACGTTTGACATATTATATGATAATATAGCAAGTAAAAGTGCTCCAGGTTTGGACTTATATGAAAAATCTGTTTACTTAACAAAAGCTCAACTTGAGATAGTTAAGAATCATTATTTAAATCAGAATAAGTATCAAGCTTCATTTGAAGGTAATGAGAAGCGAAGGGTTGATTTGAAAGAATTAATTAGAAATTATGAAACAAATACGTTACTAGTTTCTAATATTGGTTTATCAAATATGTCTAAGTTTTATGAATTACCCAATGATTTATTTTTAGCAATTCAAGAGCAAGTTATTTTTAGTTCAACTAATGATACTTGTATAGATAATAAAGTTGTTAAAGTGATTCCTAAGACACATGATGAATATAATGTGCAAATTAAAAATCCTTTTAAAAAACCAGATGAAAATGTGGTATGGAGATTGGATTATAGTAAGCAAAATAATATTGATAATGTGGAACTAATATCCAAGTATGATATTAAAAAATATCAGTTAAGATATATAAAATTTCCATCACCTATAATATTAACCTCATTAGTTTTAGGGGATTTTGTAGGAATGGGATTATCTATAGATAGTCAAACTGACGAACAAACAAGTGAGTTAGATGAGAGTATTCACGATGAAATAATTAATAGAGCTGTAGAATTAGCAGTTAGAGATTACAAAGAATCTAATTTACAAAATAAGATTCAAACAAATTTAAGAGACGAGTAAACAATTTTTAAACTAAATTAAAACAAATGGCAGTATTTGGACCAAATCAAGTAGGTGAACTAATCGTTGGTAATGCAGTAGCAGCAGAGACTACAGTAGCAACTTTTATCGCATCAGCATCTGATAAAGAAATTAAAGTATTATCAAAGAATGGTGGAGCACCTGCAGTAGGTGTGCCATTCAACATATTACAAAAGACTAGTGGAGACTCCGCTAAGAATTTAAATTACGAATTTACAGACGTAGTTAAACCAGGACAAGTAAATAGTGTTACACTAGCAGCTTATAGCCCTGCTGTAGCTAAAGTAGTTACAGTAAGTGGATTTACAGTAGGACCTAGAGTTAATACAACTTACGAATTGTTAATTAGAATTACTGAAGATGGTGGTTCATTATCTACTGAAAACTTTAGGGTTATTCAAGGTTTTTATGTAACTGGTGATGATGTAACAGGTATTACTAATAATATCATAATGGATGGTATTATAGCTAATATTAATAAAGCACAAGAAAAAGAAGGTACTAACAATTTTACTTTAGCTAGAGTAGGTACAACTATTACAGTAACTGAGGTATTAAAAGTTAGTGATCCAGCAAAAGATATTGCTGATCCATTACAATTTGATGTACAAGCTTACATTAAAGGTAATACACCTAACCCTGCTACAGGAAACACAACTAGTTATAGTGATTTATCAGTAGCTGTTACAACTGCACAAAGCGCAGGTGTAGGTACTGGTAAAGGAATTGCTAATTATGAGTGGTTTACTAAAGGTTATAAATATGAAGCATATAGAGATACTGGTTATCCAGCTAATTTTAATACTCCGTATTACGCACAAGACCAATCTAAAACATATAATGTAATTAGTATTAATCACTATTCTGAAAATGTTGTAGTAGGTGTTGAACGCCAGCCTAAATCAATTACAGTAGCTGTAGAATTTACAGTAGGTGATTTAGCAACTAATGCTGCTACAAACGCTGTATTAGCTGATTTAAGAACTGTTTTAGGAGCAGGTAATGTACCAGCAGATTTAGCAGTAGCTTAATCAAAATAATTAAAAATAATTAATCTAAGGGGTTGAGTCTTGAAACTCTTCCCCTTTTTTTATTTCAAAAAATATGATATCAATAAATATATTAAAAATAACAAATGATAGATCTACTATAAATGTATCTGTAGAAACTTCAGTGGGTAATACTATTGATTCTGCTAAATTATGGACAGATTCTACATTTAAAGATTATACAAAAGCTATTGATATATCTAGTAAACTTGAAGGTATTAATAACAAAGAAGTATTTTCTATTAATATAGGGGATATAGGTGAAACAGGTACTTTTGACGGTATTTATTTTATTGAATTTACAGCAACTAATGTAGTATCTATAGGGAATGCTTGTGTAGATTATGACGAACTTATTTCATTAGGAGTTGTTGCTAATTTAGGATATTTTCAGGAATGTTTATTAGAAGATATTTTAAAAATAAACTATAATACAGATGATGTAATTAATAGTGATGAAATAACAAATATAATAAATGTTAAAGTTTTAATGGACGCCTTGTGTATATCAATTAAATTTGGTTATTATCAAGAAGCTATTGATATATTAAATAATTTACGTAAGTTATGTAAATCTAATACAAATTGTATTAGCTGTAATGATCTTAATACACCTACTTTTAAAACAGGTTTAAATTTTGGTATTTTAGATGATAATATAATACTAATATAATGGACGAAATTAAAAATGGAAAAATATTAGTAGCAAATTCTATTAATGCAATAAATTATGCTAAACAATATGGTGAAATGAATTTAAAGAATATTTATTTATTAAATATTGTAAATGAATTATTAACTAATTTAGAAAGTATTACATTTGAAGAAAAACAATGTTTAGATACTTTATATAACTACATACGATATAACAATGTGCGAGGGAGATATAAAATCATTTAATAGTATAGTAGGACAAAAAGACTCTTGTAATAATTTACCATTGGGAATAAAAAATATAATTCCTAGCGTAGATAATAATAGTGCTGATATAGAAGGGGATTACCAATTTCTATTAGGGGATTTTACTAAAAACTTTACAACTTCAGATGGAAGCACGTTTAATATAACTCGTATAGTAAGTCTTCCTGATGAAGGTGTTATAAAATTTAATAATATTTCAATAACAAATGATTTTGAATTTGATTTAAACGATATAAGTAAACTTACATATATATTAAATGGTTATATTAATTCTTTTACACAAAGTTTTATATTCCAAACAAGTAATAATAATTTAAATAAATATTTTAGTAATATGGCAACATTTACATTTAACATAAATCAATACGTAAATTTACCACCATCAGCAGTAGGAGATAATGCGGTAACAATTGAAAACGCTGCTACATATATTTTTACAACAGCAGATTTTACAACTAATACAACACCAGCTTATAGTGACCCTGAAGGGGATTTAGCTGCAAATCTTAAAGTGTTAACCCTACCTACAGATGGAGTGCTTCAATTTAATAGCGTTGATGTTACTGTAAATCAGATAATACCTTTTACAGGAGCTACAAGTATAACATCTGGAGCATTACAATTTATTGCTTCTCAAGTTAATGATGCTGCTGATGTAGAAGCATTCACATTTCAAATATCTGATGTAGGTTCTAATACTTTTGTAGGATAATGGCAACTTTTACAATAAATATAAATGAACTTCAACAATTATTTACAGGTATTACCATAGTAGATGATTGTTTAGATTTATCAGGTACAAATACTAAAATATATTATTCTAGTACACCTGATATTGTAAATGGAACAATTCTATATAGTGATGAAGCAAAAACAACGCTTTTTGTAGGAAATAATTTAAAATATAGAGGGGTATTCTCTATTGTAGAAGGTGTATTAGATTTAAATACAGTAGTTATTTCAACTAATACTTTTGATGTAAATAATTCAGGGGTGGTATCAAATAGTATACTTTGTTAATACTTAAAAAAATAATATAATAATGGATTGTAATGAAATAAACCAAACGGCTGCTGAATTAAAAATGAAGTTTGAAGCTGGAATGAAACTAAGTGCTAATGATTTAGATTTATTAGTAGAATTAACATTAGCAGCAAGAGATTGTAGTGGTGAAGTTATTTCTATTGATTCATCTCATTACAAAGAACCTCTAAATACAATAACAGATTTAACTAATTTAAACTATTTATTGTTAACAGATCAAGAAAGACATTATGTTAAAGAAACTAATATAGAATATGTTTGGCAAGCAGAAGCTACTCAAGGACAATATGAGCCGTTTGACAAAGGAGTTAATACACAAGGTTTTTGGTTAAAAATGGATTATGCTGTATTTACAGATACGCAAGAAGATAGATTAAGAGATTCTGTTTATGAAGATTTAACACAAACATTATCAGTATCTCCTACAAGTTTTGAAAAAGGAGTTTCTACAAACCTAGTGTACACTTGGAATGTAAATAAAAGAGATGATACTTTAAATACAGTTAGTCTTAATGGAGAAGATAAACTAATAGAAGCAACAGGTATAAATAGAACTTATAATATTAATTCTCAAGTTGGTACTAAAACAATTTCATTAGTATCAAATGTAACTAAAAACAATACAACAGGTGGTACAATTGTTATTACAAATAATGTAACATCTTCTGAAAGAATACCTCAATATTTTGGGAAAGTAGTAGACGGAAATATTCCTTTATTGACTTATGCAGAACTTCAAAACTATACTAAATTTTTAAGTACTTCAAGTGCAAAAAGTGTTACGCAAGGATATACAAATGAAAAAATGTTTTTTCTATCTATAAATACAAATGCAGTTATTTTAGATGGCAATGGATTTAATGTAACCCCTGCTTTTACAAAAAGTACTGTTACAATAAAACTTGCGGATGGTACAGACCAAACAATAACACAATATTTATTAAACAATCCTTTAAACTCTACAGGAACTTATATAATAAACTAATATGGCACAAACTTATAATAATGCAATAGAGCTTCAACAAGGTTTTAAATTTACAGAACCTATAGTAAGTGATGATAGACAATATGTAGCAACATTAAACGATGTTTTAACTATTGAAGGATTAATACCTAATTTACCTATACATATTGCAGATATAGATGTTTGGGTAGAATGGAATGGGCAAGATAAAGCGGATATAAATAATTTTGTAGAAAGATTAAAAGT